CAAGTGGCCCGCCTAGCTATGTCTGCCATCAAATACGGGTTAGTTGAGACTGATTTTTCAAAGTACGATTCAACGATTGGAGGAATGAGAGTCTTAGAAGAGATTGTGCTCAAATCCGCCTTCAGCGGTAGACATTACCAACGCTGCCGGAAACTGTGGAAAGCTCAACAGAGTTGCAAAGTAACTCTAGCTCCCAAGTACGGAAACGTGATCGGTCACTACACGACTGAAGGAGAGAGGTTGTCTGGCTCGCCCGAAACATCTGTTTTCAACACCATCGACAACGCAATGATTACATTCATCTCTCTGAGGCTCACCGGTAAGAACCCCAAGGCCGCTTGGGAAGCACTTGGGATCTACGGAGGAGACGATGGCCTTTCTTTAAACATCGAACCAGAGACCCTGCAGGCCGTGGCAACTAATTGTGGACTCGAATTGAAAGCCACAGTTAGGAACCCCGGGCAGCCATTCAGCTTTCTGGGCAGGTACTACTGCTCGTGGACAGGAGACGAAAACAGTTACTACGATCCAGTCCGCATGCTCAGCCGTATTCAATACACGGCGGATAGCTTAACAGAACCTCTGGTGGCACTCCAGCGAAAAGTGTCGGCCCTCCAAATTACCGATAAATACACCCCCTGGGTGATGGATCTAACTGCGAAGTATCTTGGCCGTTACGGGAAAGACTACCCTATTCTCAGCATAGACAAACTCGAAGACAGCGAAAGCTATACGGCCTCTCAGTGTATCAAGCACGGAAACATGTTCCCTCAAGACCCTACCCCTCCAGCGTGGGCTATGGACATGTACCAGGAATTGATCACGTCCGCCAAGCTCGATTACCAATCTTCTCTGAGTAAAGCTTTCACAATCGACGGGTTGCCCACAGGCAACACACCAATCGAAACCACTTCTTTCGTTCCTAACAAGAACGCTGAAACCAAGCCTCAACCCAAACCCAGTGCCCCACCGCTGGAAGAGACAACGCCTAGTTGTTCTAAAGAGACAGAAAGGCTCCCTAGCGAGCTTGATGATATGAGACCACAGACTACCCCCGCTAGTCAAGGGAAGCTCAAGATCATCAAACCGAAAACCGGAAGACCCCCGCTGCGCCTCGCACGCCCGGGGACTTCTAGTAGTCCCAGCCCTTCTAAAGGCGAAGCAGTCAGGCCTGAGCAGCCTGACGGCCTAGCCAAGCTCTAAGGTCCTACAGGGTTTGACTACCCCGCGGGTTACAAAACAATTTAACTGAA